ATTGGAAACTTAAAATGCAAGAAGTTTGGTTTAAAGAAGAAAACAAAATAAAAGTACAAGCACCTATCATACCAACATTTTACTACTAATGGACTTTATAAAACAATATAGCGATGTACAAGGCGAAATAGATTCGCTTTATGATACAGGATTAATTAAAGGCGAAACAATAGGCTTTCAGGATGTGGATAAGCTAATATCCTTTAAAAAAGGTGCAACTTCTTATATTTACGGAACTCCTGCATCAGGCAAATCGGAATTTTGGTGGGAATGTTTAATTAACTTATCAAAGTCAAAAGGCTGGAAACATTTAATCTTTAGTCCCGAAACGGGAACTCCAGCAGAAATATTTGCAGAGATTATACATAAATGGGCAGGTAAGCCATTCTTTGATTTAGATGGTAATAAGCTACAAAGACTTACAAAACAAGAAATGTACAGGTATGGATTAGAAGTTAGCCAATATTTTTACATTATGGATTTAGGAGTAAAAGATATAACTTTAGATGACTTTCACGAAGCAGTTGAGAAATATGGTGTTAAGTTTGACACAGTAACTACAGACCCTTTTAATGAAGTAAAGCACGATTTACACGGAGAGCAGAGGGATATGTATATGGCTAGGGTTTTAGGCAAAATAAGAATGTATGCAAGGGAATACAATTACCATCATACAATTATTATGCACATAGCAAGGGAAACAGGTGCAAAGGTTATAGATGATGCAACAGGAATTAAATATTACCCCCCAGCAGACCCACGATTTATAGATGGTGGCGAAACATCCTTTAGAAAGGGAGAGCAAATGATTTGCGTATGGAGACCACCTTTTGGAGTTTCTAAAGATGGAAACCCTTATCAAGGCAACGAAGTAAAGATTATTGTACAAAAGACTAAACCCAAAGGCATAGGGGAAGTAGGGGAAGCTACACTATTCTTTGACAAGTGGAAAAACTGCTATTATGAAGAAATTAACGGAATTAAGAGTTATGCTGGAAATTATGTTACATTTGAAAAACCAAAAATATTACCATTTTAATTATGAATCAGCACAAAATGTACAGGTGTATTAGATTGATGCAGCTACTACAAGAAAAATCACGAAACATTTACACGATAGCTAAATATTTAAATGTAACAAATAGGACCGTATACAGGTATTTAAAATTATACGAAGAACTTGGATACAAAGTAAAAAAAGATATGTTTAACAAAGTATTATTAATCAAACTATAAAACCTATAATTATGAAAAAAATGTTTAAATATGATGGTTGGAATTATATATCTGGATGCGATTGTACAATAGCATTAGTAAATCCAAGATTTAAATCTGAAGAGGCTACTATATCAACTTTAAGTTATGAATTACATAATTTAGTAAATGGATTAACATCTAAACAATTATTAGATGGTAGAAGAGGTTGGATAATAAAGTACACACACTGTCCTGAATGCAAACAAAAAATTAATTGGAAGGAAATTAAAGAATCATTAGACTAATGACACTACAAGAATTTGCTAAACATTCAGAAGCAAGGCTTTTTAGTTTAGAATTATTTGAACAATTACCAATCCATAAACTATCTTCGCAGTATTATGTTGATGCTTTAAGAGAGATTATTAATTTAATTAATCCAGTACAGGACAAAAAGTTTATTTTAAGTGATGAGAAAGTTACCAGAGTTAAGTAGTGCTTTAAAAGCAATTTTAGAAGATGACTTAGAAAAAAGGATCCCAAAGACTACCTTTAGGCAATCAGTATTGTACAAGATAGCTGATTTACTTTGTACGCTTCAGATAAAGCTATTAGAGGCAAACAAAACTAAATTAGATACAAAGAGTTACAAAGATAACTTAGATGCTTCGGATACTCTTAATACTGCATTTGCTATTTTAACGGATATGCAAGGAGAGAATTTGTTTTTACGGAATGAGTTAGTAACTTTGAGACACGATGCTGAAATAGTTATAACTGAATTAAGCGAAAGAATTAAATTGCTTGAAATGGTAGACGATTTGTAAAAGTGCATGAAACTTTACTAAAACATTTAACAAGCATTAAAAGAACATTTAACAAATTCCCAAAATGGGAACTAATAAATAAAAATATGAGTTTAATCTTTGTAATATTAGCAGCATTCTGTAATTCGGTAATGGACACATTAAGTACCAGGTACTATATTTCCATATTTGGAAACTTTAAGAATCGTCAGTTTTGGGATTGGAATATGTCTTGGCGCAATAAATGGCAATGGGGGGATAAAAGAAACGGCGAGAAGTTTTTATTCTCAAGCACTATGCTATCATTTTTAACAGATGGCTGGCATTTGGCTAAGGCTTTAATGCTTTTGTTTATGTCTTTGGCAATAGTTTGTTATAAGCCTATGTTTGGTTATTTCGATATAATCTTGTTTTCTATGACTTGGGGAATAGTCTTTGAGATATGTTACACTAAATTGCTTTTAAAATGAGTACAACAATCTTAAAGAAAAAATTAGATACTATTTTCTCTACTTACATTAGGTTAAAGTATGCAGATCAAGACTTAAATGTTAAGTGCTTTACTTGCGATAAGGTTTATCACTATAAGAAGATACAGAACGGTCATTTTTATTCAAGAGGTATTTTAAGCCTAAGATGGGACGAGCAAAACTGTAGACCACAATGTTACGGTTGTAATATTGCAAGGAATGGTAACTACATTGAATACTATAAGAGACTTGAAAAGGAAATAGGTAAAGGTGGGATGGATTTTCTTGAACACAAAAGGCACCAGGTAAAGAAGATGGGTAAGTTAGACTATCAGGAGTTGATTGACCTATACACGCAAAAAGTAGCTGATTTATAAAAATATATTACCTTTGTAAAATGAAAACCGAATTAGTAAGCATAAAATTAGTAAAGTCAAACCCTAATAATCCAAGAATTATAAAGGATGATAAGTTTGCAAAATTAGTAGCATCAATAAAGGAGTTTCCAAAGATGCTTGAAATAAGACCTATTGTTGTAAACGATGATATGATTGTTTTAGGTGGTAATATGCGTTTAAAGGCTTGTATTCACGCTGGATTAAAAGAAGTGCCAATTATTAAAGTTACCGATTTGACAGAGCAAGAACAAAAGCAGTTTATTATTAAAGATAATGTAAGCGGTGGCGAATGGGATTGGAATATGTTAGCTAACGAATGGGATGCTGAAGAACTTGATGCTTGGGGATTAGATGTACCTGATTTTGGTAAAGAATTAGAAGCTGAAGAAGATGACTTTGAAGCACCTGAAGGCGGAATAGAAACAGATATTGTTTTAGGGGATTTATTTGAGATAGGGGAGCATAGGTTATTATGTGGCGATAGTACGGATAGCGATGCAGTAGCAAAGTTAATGAATGGGCAAAAGGCTGATATAACATTTACAAGCCCACCTTATAATGCAAATACAAAAGCAGGGCAAGGAGATATATTTAATAAGAAAAAAAGTGTAAAATTATACGATGAAGGTTATTCCGATAATTTAGATAGCAATAGTTATATAGATTTTGTTGTTTCAGTTTTAGATAATTGTTTTTTATTTACTGATGGCTTTATATTTTGGAATGTAAGTTATAATGCTAATAGTAGATTTGAATACATAAAACAGATTAATAAGCATTTAGATTTTTTAATTGAACAAATATGCTGGAAAAAATCATCTACTATTCCATTTAAAGGCTCATTAATGAGAGATTGGGAACCTATTTATGTATTTAGTACAAATGGTAATAAATTAGGATTAAAAAAAGTAGTAAGCAATCATTGGGAAGTTTCAAATACTGGAAGTCAACAAGAAAATCATAAAGCCTGTTTCCCTATTGAATTACCATTTAAAGCTATCGAATTAATTAATAAATGTGATTTAGTATTTGACCCATTTACCGGTAGCGGAACAACAATGGTAGCAGCGCATCAATTAAATCGTAAATGCTACGGTATGGAATTAGACCCAAAGTACTGCCAGGTAATAGTAGACCGAATGCGTAAACTTAACCCAACAATTAAAATTAAAAGGAACGGAGTAGATTATGGCATATAAAACAGAGGAATTAGAAAAGAAGTCTTTAGAGGCTATTGATAAGCACAAATTGTTCTTTATTGAGGATGTGGTGGCATTTTTGCCT